ATCGTTTGTCAAATTGGCAAACAAGGAAGGTTTTACAACCGAAATTACTAGAAAAGATATTATATCTTTACAAAGTAAACACGGTATCACTAAACCAGCTTGGTTAATGAAGAATACTGCTTATAGAGTAAACAGAGCTTCATATACTTTGCCTACACTAGGTCAAGTTGCTGAAACGGAATCTACCGATAGTGAATAAAGACATTATATTGAGGGCGGATTATTCTGCCCTTGATAGCTTGACTATACAACCTGAATATGTTATAATGATTACAGAAAGATTTACTTATGAAAATGTCTAAAAAAGAACCAAAGAATAGAAAACAAAAAAAATTAAGTGGCACGATTGCTGACTATCCTCTAGTTGAGGTGAAATGGTATGACGCTACTGGTGACGCTGGTTGGCATGATATCAATAAGGCGATATTATCTAAACCTGCTAGACCTGTATCATTAGGATATAAACTATTACAGAATAGAGATAAAATTATTATCTTCACAGACTATATTGTAGATGATGAAGACGGAACATTAACAGTAGGTAATGTATCAACTATACCTGCCGCTTGGGTTCAAGATGTAACCGAGATAACATTTAAATAATATGTCAGGATATACAATAGAAGTAAGAAATAATAACGTTGAGAAGGCATTAAGAGTCTTAAAGAAAAAATTATTAAAAGACGGCGTTATGAAAGAATTAAGAGATCGACAATACTATCAAAAACCTTCTTTCAAAAAAAGAGAGAAGAAAAAAGAAAGTGTTAGAAGACACAAAAAAGATCAAAAGATTAAGGCGCTGAAAGGCGAATTATAAAATTATATGATATCTATGTTGTTTGATATCGTGTATGTAATTAAACTAAAAACAACAATTGAAAAAGGAAAAATATAATGGCTAGAAAAACATTAGCAAAAAAAACAAAAGTATTAAATCTATTATCAAAAGGTGCTCCAGTATCATGGACTACTTTAAGAAATAAATTTGATTTAACATCACCAAGAGCGATGGTAGATCAGTTAAGAACTGAAGGACATATGGTTTACATTAACCAAACATCTAACGGTACTTCTTACAGATTAGGTACACCTACTAAATCTATTTTAGCAGCAGGCGCTTCAAAAATCTTTAAAAAGAGCATGAGGGAAATCGTTGCCGCTGGTATTAAGAGTTTATACGGAACGCAGAAATACGCTTATTCTAACAGATAAGAGTATTTTTTCTGTATAAATAGTAATGTGAGGCTGATCGTAAGCCCTCACATTAAGAGGTAGAGTATCTTCCGCAAAGATACTTAATTCGGTGAGGTTTGGTAGTTTCACTCCGTGATAAAAGAAACTGCCTTTTTTTTATACTTGAAATAAAAAAAATAATACTTATATATAATAACGATACGCTCATAAGAGGTATCATAATTTAACTCGCTTTACAAAGGAGCAAATATGACTAATAAAGAACTACGGATCTGGAATGATCTACGACCCTTTTCAGTAGGGTTCGACAATATATTCGACCACTTTAATTTACACCTAAACAATGCAAGGACAGTAAGTTATCCCCCTTATAACATTAACAAGATAGATGATTTCAATTGGAACATTGAGATAGCACTTGCTGGTTTTAGCAAAAAAGATATTGATGTATCTGTTGCTGATGGTCAATTAACAATCAAGTCTATTCATAGTAATGATAAGGACGAAAAAGATACAATTCATAGAGGTATATCTAAAAGACAATTCAGTAGATCGTTTACACTAGCAGATGATGTTGTTGTAAATGGCGCTGAATTAAAAGACGGTATGCTTGTTATTGATCTTGAAAAGATTGTACCTGAGGAAAAGAAACCGAAGACAATTAAAATTAAATAATAATACTAGGGGCCTGCTTGACAGGCCCTTATTAAAATGATATACTACAATAAATTAATCAAGTGAAAGAAAAATATATAATGAAACTAAATCAAAACACAATCGAAACACTAAAAAACTTTGCAGGTATTAATACTAATATTCTGATCAAAGAGGGTGATGAGTTATCAACTATTTCAACTATGAGAAATATTTTTGCTAAGGCAAAGATTTCTGATCAGTTTACAAATGAGTTCGGTATCTATGACCTAAATGAATTTCTATCAGCAGTATCAGGTTTCTCTAAACCTGAATTGTCTTTACAAGATAAGTATATGACAATATCTTCTGAAGGTAGTAAATCAAAAGTAAAATATTTCTATTCTGATCCTTCAGTAATAGTATCGCCGACTAAAGCAGTTAATATGCCAGAGGCAGATGTAACTTTTAATCTATCATCAACGAACTATAAAGAATTGCTAAAGATGGCTGCGATTTTAAAATCACCAGACTTAGCATTGATCGGTACAAAAGGTGGCGATATTGTTCTTAAAGTATGTGATAAGAAGAATGATACATCAAACTCTTTTGATATTGTTGTTGGTCAAGGTGCAACGGCAGATTATACTTTCTATTTCAAAGTAGAGAATATGAAAATGCTAGACGGTGACTATGATGTTGCTGTATCTTCAAAATCAATCTCACACTTTAAACACACAAAACTACCTGTTGAATACTGGATCGCTTTAGAACCAGACAGTACTATAACGAAGTAGGTTCTGTATGAATACAGATTTTTTGTGGGTCGAGCAGTATCGACCAAAGACTATTGATGATTGTATATTACCTGATTCTTTAAAAAGTTTATTCTCTGCCTTTATTAAGAAAGGCGAAATATCTAATATGTTGTTCTCTGGTACTGCAGGTATCGGTAAGACCACAGTTGCGAAAGCATTGTGTGAACAAATGAACTGCGATTGGATTATGATAAATGGTTCAGAAGAAGGTGGTATAGATGTATTAAGAAATAAGATTAAAAACTTTGCTTCAACTGTATCGTTATCAGGCGGTAAGAAAGTTGTAATACTTGATGAGGCAGATTATCTTAATCCACAATCAACACAACCTGCGTTAAGAGGATTTGTAGAGGAGTTTCATAAGAATTGTAGATTTATTCTTACTTGTAATTTTAAGAATAGAATTATAGAACCTTTACATAGTAGATTCTCAAACATAGAGTTTAAAGTTAATCCTAAAGATAAACCTAAACTGGCAAGTAGATTGTTTGAAAGAGCAGTTTATATTCTTAAAGAACAAAATATAGATTATGAAGACAAGGTACTTGTTGAATTAATTACAAAACACTTTCCAGATTTCAGAAAACTAATTAATGAACTACAAAGATATTCAGTAAGTGGTGCCATAGACGCTGGCATTTTAGTGAATGTATCAGATGAAAACCTAAAGACACTAGTAACTCATTTAAAGAATAAAGAGTTTAGTGACATGAGAAAATGGGTAGTCAATAACCTTGACAATGATCCTGTTAAGATTTTTAGAAAGATATATGATACATTATATACTAATTTAGAACCATCAACTATACCTCATGCTGTTTTAATTATTGCTGACTATCAATACAAGTCAGCCTTTGTTGCTGACCAAGAGATTAATTTAGTTGCTTGTTTAACTGAACTAATGTCACAGGTCAAATTCAAATGAGTTATGAATTAAAAGACTATCTCAACTCCATAAACTTTACTAAAAAAGACTTGATGAAGTCTGAAGATAAAGAATGGATTAAAAAGTATCCTGCCTTCATAATTAATAAGATATTGTCTGGTTTTTCAGATACTATAATGCTTGTCAATGAAGTGAATCGTAATCATTTCCTAGATAAGGATATGCAATACTCGTTTCTACTAAATAGTATTAGATCAAAGAAAAGGTTTAGTCCTTTTTTGAGAGCAAGTAAATTAAAAAATATTGATTTGGTAAAAGAGTATTATGGATATAGTAATGAAAAGGCAAAAACTGTACTTGATATACTCACTAAAGATCAACTGAAATTGATTAAAGAGAAATTATATAAAGGTGGGACAAAATGAATGAATTAGATAATCTCTGGCATCCTGAGAAGATGTTAGAAGTACAGTTAAAAGAACCTGACGACTTTTTAAAAGTTAGGGAGACCCTTACAAGAATAGGCGTGGCTTCAAGAAAAGATAAAAAGTTATTTCAATCTTGCCACATATTACACAAACAAGGAAGATATTTCATAGTGCATTTCAAAGAGTTATTTGCTTTAGATGGTAAGGCATCAAACTTTTCTGACAATGACGCTGAAAGACGAAACACAATTGCTCAACTATTAAGCGATTGGGGATTAATCGCTATATTAAACAAAGAAATCGCTG